ATGAAAGGAGCTTCTGCACTAGTTTCAATAGCTTCAGCTGTTTCACTCATCTCTGTTACCTTCTAATAGTTTATCCATATCTGCTGATGATAGCCTTAAAAAATATTGTATTCGTAAAAATATATTTCTTTCACCTTCTCTATAAGCTGTTTCACTTTGATCACCTCTGACATATGTAGGATGACCCATGTGGCATTGCTCATACAAGTCGCATAAGACTCTTTTACCTTGTTCTGTACTAAAAGTAAAAGAATAGTCTGCTAATTTATCTTCTGCTCTATATTGGGAGGCTTCCTTGTTCGGCACCTAAAGCTCCTTGGGCAAAATCACCTTCACCCTTTGAATATTTCTGATAAGCATCTGCGGCACCTTGAGCGCTTTCAATCATCTGCTGTGCTTGAACTTGCTGCTGCTGTGCTTGTCTTTCTTGCTCGATCTCACCTTCATCTTTCATAATATCTGAAGGTACAGCGAATAGTTTAGCTACCCATCTAAAGGCTTTATCTCCATCGATGTTAGTCATAAGTGTCGGATCAGCTTGAATGAACGGAGACATGACTTCTAATGTCCTTATTAGACTTTCAGATTCAATAGCTTTCTGAGCCCTAGCAATAGGAGAAACGTACTCAATTTCCATTAAAGCGTCATCAATACTGTTATTAAGTACTGGCAAACCGCTAGATCTATTTAATAGAGCATATACTCTCTTTATTAAAGGTCCTAGAAATTCGGACTGCATGCGCCCCATCATAGGACTTAAAAGCCGCATCTTTTCTTCACGGCGTTGTAAGACTTCAGTAGCTGTCTGCTCCATATGCGTCTTTGTAGAAGGAGGAGTCAATAACATGTCTACGTAAAAAGCCTTTGTGATATGATCACGGCGTTGCTGCATCATATCTAAACTAACCTGGTAGTTGCTACCACTAGGCAATGGTTCAATACGATCTTGTGATCCTGATCTGTAATAGTTAAGACCGCCAGGTACCGTACGTACAGGATTCATAAATCCGTCATCAGGTACCATTAATGGAGGATCGACAGCTTTTTGAGCAGACTTAATTACCGTCTTGCTCATTTCATTTAGCATCTTAATATCTGGAAGGACAGTCATGGCTGGAGAACGCCCATAAGTCTCTCCAACAAGTTTAGACCACCTAGGTACTAAGAAAGGAAATTCGTCATATCCACCTTCATGCAAGATGTGTCTTGTATCTATGTGAACGTAGTAGGATCCAAATTTCTTACTCTTCTTATCTTTTTTACCTTTAAAATAATCACTCCGAGGCATAACGCAATGGATAATGTCGACTTCCTTATCTTCATCTGCTTGCGCGGCTCTCTTCATTGTAGGATTTAACGCTTCAACTCCCCATCGCTGAATAATCTGACGATAAGTCATTCTTATTTTGCGATCAAGAACGTCAATAATCCCTTGATGATTCTCCATGACAAGACAATCAGCAAGATGAAGAGTACTGAATCTAATTCCTTTGCCGACTTCTTCATCTATATACATGACAGAAGTACCGAAGGCAGCCATGTCTAAATAAAGCTCGTGAGCCTGTGGATGAAAATTAACTTCAGGAGAGTTAAAAATGTCATACATAACTCTTTGAGTTTCAAGAAGCCAGTCTCTAGAATCCTTATTCTTTAAAACTTCTTTATCTTTAAAGGTTAAAGCGAACCAAGGTTGTTCTGGAGAAGTAAGAAAAGATTGTAGACCCGCGGCCAATTGCTCGCAAGACCAAGGGGCTGTTCCGTCGTAGATCTGCTCTGTTCTTTTACTACCTTTATAAGTACGTACCTGAAAATCAGCACGTCTAGGTAACACAAGCTCAGCAACTTCTTGCCAGTGCGTTTCCCATACCGCCCGGCTACCCTTCATCTTATCAAAGCGTCTGATTATATAATCAGTTAATTTACCTTGACTTCCAGGACCTGGACTTAAACCTTTTGTCGCATCATCATATTGCTGCATAATAAGACCTTAAGTTAGGTACTAAGAGTTTTCTTAAGTTTCTTCTTAGGGTACTTCTCTTCTTCTTCCTTAAGACCTTGATAGCTAGTTAAGATAGTCGACTGCTTTGCCTTACCTGAATGAGCCTGAGCAAATTTAGCGGCTGCTTCATCAGCTTCTTTCTTTACTGTATCTTTTGTAGGAGGGTCAGGAGGAGCTACAGGTCTTCCTGGTCCACCACCACCGAATAAGCCCATCGTTAAGCACCCATAGTCTGTTTAAGTTTCTTCTTGCGAATATTCGGCTCGTCAGTAACGCCTCTAGGACTAGTCAGTACGGTACTCTGTTTTGTCTGGCCTAAAGAAGCTGTCGTTAATGGAGAGGTCGTAGAAGCTGTAGGCGTAACAGTGGCTCCAAAAATAGTTTTAGACTTTGGCGTAGGAGCTACCGGTGCGGCTTTGGCAACAGGTGGCGGTACATACGGTGGAGGGGATGGACTTCCCATTACAGTCTCCTATATAATAGCATAATCGTCGTCAGCGTAAGCCGGTAAATCATCGTAATTCCTATCTTCCCGCATGCCAACGGCTAAATATCTAAACGCATCGGCACCGTGACTAGTCCAATCGTGTAATGGCTTATCCCGGTACATACCGCGTTTATCATCAAATTCTTTCTTGTATTGCTTTAATGCTTCAATACCCCGTTCGCACTTGTCTTCATCAAACCAAACGCGAGGAAGTAATTGTCTGACTGCAGCAATACCGTCTTGCACACCTATCTGAGGAGCTATTTTAAACCGTATTCCAAAGTTAAGTGCAACTTCTTGTCTACTTTTGCCAGTGCCTAACTCTCGGACTGCAATATCGTGCGGAGCGATATGATCGCCATATGTATAATTCCTTTCCCGTAAAGTATGAGCATAATCTTCTAAACCACGGCCGTTGTCTTCGTAATAATCTATTATCCATACTTCGCGATTATTAACTTGGAAGAACCAGATAGCCGTCGAGTCGTGCATTCCGATGTCCCAGGCTGTATGTACAGGAAGTCTCGGATCGTACGGGACTGATGTAATGCGACTCTCTGAATGAGCCTTCGCCATGGCTTCTGAATAATAGGCTCCTACTAGAGCTGCATCGAATGATGCGAAGAATTCCTGCTGAATAAGTTCTTCCGGCATGCCCGCTGCTCTTTCTTCTTCAACAGCAGACATAGGAATAGAACCAGTATTCTCTATCGTCAGGGTTTCAGCGAACCAGTTATCATTCTTTTTAGCTAGCTGAAGTAACTCGTATCCGTGGTTGCGACCGCGAGGAGTATAGATAAAGACTGCCCAACCACCGTTCTCTGCTAAGATTGGTCGTATGTAATCCCAAGCTCTAGGATCTTGTAGAGAGTATTCTGAAAAGATACAGCCAATAGGATTTGCTCCTACCAGACGGTCTACGTTATCAGTACCAACGACTTGCCAGATAGAACCGTTCTTTAGCTCTAACTTCATCTCCGTATTGTTTACGGCTGAAACAAGTTCTTCAGGCCAGTAATCTAAGAACCCTCTTCCTGTCTTAGTTATACCGTCCCATATAATCTTTCGACCCTGTTGATATGTCGGCAATAAATGCCAATACAAACCGGGACGTTTAAATGCGGAATAGATAGTCCAGTTCATCGACGTCATGTCTTTACCAGCGCGTCGATGCCATACCGCAACAGCCCTTAAACCGCCGTTAGCCAGGTAGTTCCACAAAGGAGCTTGGTATACGCGTGGTGACCAATCCCTAGGGATCTGGATCTTTTGTTCCATTAGTCTATATTAATGAGCTTTGCGTTCCTCTTCTTCCTTCACCTTCGCTACAACATCCTTATCAGGAGAGAACTGAACGAGTTCGATTGTAATTCCTCTATCACCAGACTGCTCGATCTCTACAGCCTTTAACTGAGGAGCTACGTACCGAGCTAACTCCTTATGACAAGATACCCGTAAGACAATATCCTGCTTTTTATCCTTGGCAATAGCGATCATAGACTCAATAGGAGAATAATTGTGCTTGTCCATCATCTCCTTAATAGCCCTAGTCTTCGCTTGCCTAGATGTAGGCTGTCCTTTCTTCGGCCTTCCAGCTCCGTCCCTTGATCCACCCCAACTCATAAGTTCACCTCTATAATATCTTATATATACTCTTTCAAATCTATCTTATATTTACTATCCAGGTGATAATGATCAATAGCAGCGTGACAAGCCACTGTTGACATCTTATAGTAATCTATCTCTGTAATGTCTGAAGACAACTTACCTGCTGCTATCTTTTTATGGTACATTTTCTTTACGCTGCACAACTCAGGTCTTGTATCGTAAATCTCGCAGAGATTATCCTTCGATAAAAAGACGCAGGCACCGTCTTCTCTTTGCGGCATAAGTCCTTGCTCTCCAGCGCTTCTACAACATACGCCACATTTTGAACAGAGGAATTCACTCACTTGCCCATACCGAATCTATAAGCCTTATCACTTTAGATGGAATGATTGTACCACAGTCTTTAGACCAATATAAACAAGGGGTCAAGTTATTATTGCCATATTATGGTTATTGAGCTATTACTATATAGAGACTTTTTTTACTTTTCGAAACCCTATGCAAAATTGCCAATATGTCCAATACCATAATAAAGTCCTATATAGATCATGGACTTAGGCTATTATTATGGCTGGGAACATTATTATGGCTGGTAATAACTTTTTGACTATTTAATCGCCTACACATCTATTCTGTCTGTTCTTTAGTGCTTGTCCGTTAGAATGGCCTCCCTTACGGATCTGTTAACTGCTAAAAGCTGTCGGTAAAGTGCTCTTTTTCATTGGTTTATTATTACAGAACCCCCAATATTTCGTTCAGCATGTACTTACCCTTGCGCCCGCGACCGGGGGCCCCCGGCCATGCCCCGCGCGTGTGTGGGTGCGCTCAGAATCTGAATCCATGGGCCGAGGTAGGATCCGAGAAGGAGGGTGGTGGTATCAAGAACACTTGTCACCGACAGCCATCAATGATACTCTTACTGAAACAAAGTCGAAAATAAGTGTGTACATTTGTATGTTAACACACTATGATGATCATAAGTTCGTTGTTCGCAGCGACTTAAAGCGTTCTTCAACAGCGTCTATATGATTGATTTTGTTGACGGACACGATCAATTGTTGTTGAAGAGTTTATCACGTACAATTGAGGAAGTTGAAATGAGCGCTAAAAAGAAAGTAGTGAGCACCAAAGCGCAGCCATCAGTTGAGTTGTCGCTTGAAAAAGAAGTAAATGTAATTGAACTAGTAAATGCTGAAAAGATACTTGTTCAGAAGAATGCAGAGTTACTTGCGGAAGTAAATGAGTTAAAAGATCGTGTTAAAGAGTTGAATGTAGATGTTGAACAGCATGAAGTTACGATTGAAGACTTGATGCAAACGATCGATGAACTGAGACAGAAGAAGAGTAAGGCAGCCAAGAAATACCGGCTGGTTACGGCGAAGGTAGATAAGAAGATGCCGAAGCAGGAGTTAGCATTGATTATAAATGCTCCCGATGACGCAGAGTTTACTGGAGTTGAAATGGAGAATGCGGCGAAGGATGCTGGTGAGTTAGTCACGAGGCAGCCGGAAGGGAAGATCTTCGCATGGTATCGCGAGAATCTGATTAGCGGTGGATACATCCAAGCCGCTTAACGGTGAACAGAGGGAGGCTGCGAAAGTGGTCTCCCTCTTCCGGAGAGATAGAATGAAATATGTTCACATACAGACTTTAGACAATGTAAAGATTGCAATATTACCAGTTAATACGACGATAGAACTTGTTACTGCTGCCACCATGGCATTTAAGCATGGAGATGAAATGGCTTTGATGGATTTGTCAGCCATTTTGCATGGTTGGTTGGTGATAGAAGAAGAAAGAACAGCGTTAAATAATTTGATTGACATGATGCTTGACTTTACATAATAAAAGAGAGTGAAATGTACTGAGGGAGGCTGCGAAAGTGGTCTCCCTTTTTTAATGAATAAAAACAAAACGAAAATAAGTGTGTACACGGATAAAATAAGTGTGTACAATAAAATCTGTTGAATAAATGTGTTATCACTATTCAACGATAATACATTATTTATTCAGCATTTAAATAAATAATGGAGAGAGAAAATGAACACCGCTTATACAAAACACAGTGATACTACTGTTAATGCGATAAAATTAGTTTTAGAGGCGATATATGCAGCTTCAGCGCTTTTAGAATTAGCTGATGATAATCCAGATTCTGTGGAAACTGGAATTGTTCATGTTTTAGAAGATGCTAGAGTTGAATTGTATGAGGCTATTTTTGAGAGAGCAAAAGGTGAAGATGGCAATCAAATTCCATCTTCAGATGATGGCGCTCGTATTTTGGTAAAGGCTTATGGAAATAGTTCTGATGCTAGATTTATTAAACTTGCAGAAGATGATGGCTATTTGGATGAAATAAGCCAATAGCAAAAGCGAAATAAGGGGAGGCTGCGAAAGTGGTCTCCCTTTTTTAATGCAGCAGAGCGCCATTTAGTCGTTTACAGTGAGCGCTAACCGATTTAAAATAGGTCTTGACTAACAAAAGGTTGGTCATTATTCATAGGAGAGAAATATGGACGTAGAATTCGAAAATAACATTTCGAAGTTACAGCCAGCTGTTGAGAAGATGTTGGACGATAGTGATCCATATGCAAACTGGTCGAAAGAATTGGTAGAGTCCGTGACTAAAATGACTCATGCTGTTAAGGTTCTTAAGGCTGCGATGCAGGAAAAAGGTCATGACAATACTGCAGATGAACTGCGTGTTGCTCTTATGACGATCCACGATCATTTAGTTGAGCATGTGAAATGAGTAACACGGTGATCAGAACGGCGGTTGCTACAGCGATAGTTTTTAACATCGTTGTTTGGTCTTGGTTATGGGGCTAAATCGTTCGACTGATATCTTAGATATTATGAAAGATGGAGAGCAATTTATTAAGGACAATCAGCTCCGGCGTCTTCAAGAGCCGGAGATTGATCGAGCAGTTATTATTATCGAAGAGTTGCTCATCGAGTTAGGCATTAATATCATTAGGTGGCATCGATGAAACAAGCTAAAGGAAAGTTTTGGCAAAGTTTAGTGGTAATAAACAGGAGTGAGCCTGAAGGTAATTCTTTTAACATTTTGGCTCAAGGAAAACTTCTGATGCAGATGTTAGGGAAGGATGAAGAAGTAATTAAGCAGATGTTAAGTGAAGCTCAGTCTGGTGATTATGAACATTTAATTGAAATTGTTATTAGTTATACAGATGGGTTGTTGGAGGTGAAATGATGTATAAAGCATTAGCGATATTTCGTGAAGCTGATAACTTAACTGTTAGACAGATTATTGGCTTTACGAAAGAAGCTCAAGGCAAAGCGTTCGTTGTTGATAAGTCGATCTTGTATATTTCGACTGAAGAGATGGTTGAGCGTTTATCTTTGAGAGAAATGATTGATTTGCATAACATTTATGCTGATAAATCAGTGAAAAGTTTTAAAGATAAGACGGTAGGTGCTGATCGTTTGTGGAAAGTTCTTGAAATCGGCGCTACTCCTTCTGTTTATGACAGAGTGGATGATGTAGAAAAGTCTAGGATTGAGCGTATTCCTAGGAAGAAGAAAGAAGACAGGCTGTATGTTTACACGAAGATTGATCGTTTTGATGAGATTTTATCTAGAATGCCACAACAAGCGCAAGATTTAGCGCACATTGTTACGGCAGATATTAAGTCGAAATGGTCTGAGCCTGAGTTGAAAGAAGTTGTAAGACAGGCCAAAGAGAATGGTGTGCTTAAGACGAAACAGAACTCTTGGCGCATATTCCAGTATTATCGGAATCATCTTTTGGCCGCTGGAATTCTTCGCTTAAAAGCGAGAACGTTGAAAGACTTATAGGAGAGATTTATGTGGATTTATTTGAATAATGCTGTGATTAGTGTGGTGGAAAGAGAAGGCCATCAAAATGAACTGTTGGTCAGATCTAGGTACAAAGGGCACTTGGAAAAGATATTTCCTGAGGTAGTGCTGTCTGAAATGGAAGAAGGTATTTTCGTTGATGAGTTTGCTGATTATCAGTATCGTATCTATATTGATAAAGGTGTATTCAGTCGATTAGTAGCTGATGGTGTTGCTGCGATAGATTATTCTAGTTATCAGAAGTCTGTCGAAGTGAATACGCCCTCGATGCTGCCTTTATTGGCTCGTATCAAGATGGCGAATATGGCTCATTCTTATGATAGACTAGGGAGCGGGTTAAAAAAGCCTATGTCGATATAGGTTAGTA